GTGTAGACGCCTGCGAAAGTAGGTGAAACTATGAAATTTAAGACAGCTTATGATCCTGTAGAAGAACATGATCATTGCGGTATTGAGTTTACCATGCCTTCTCTTACAGTTCAGGACGAGAAAGATGAAGCTGATATCAACTACATCGTCAATAGGTACGCAGACGGTCAGAAAGGTATAGCTACTCTTGACCTCGGCGATAGTTCGCAATACGCTTATCTGCAGTTCGGAGATGCAACGCTTCCCGGTGACTATAGTACAGCTCTTGAGCTTGTGTCTGGAGTTCGTGAAGAATTCTACAGTCTGCCCGCTTACGTTCGAGCTAAATTCGGCCACGATCCTATGAATTTCATCGACCGATTGAATGATCCTGCAACGCTCGAATATCTCCAACAACAAGGTCTGTATGTTAGCAAAGATACCTTTGATGAACCACAACAGTCTGTAAGTAGTGAACAAATACAAGAAAAAAGTAACACTTTAAAACAAAATAATGAAGAAGCACAAAAATAGGCGTCACCGAAGCAGTTACTTACTTGATGTAACTGGCGTAGGTGACGCAAAAATAATCTAAAACCTAATAATAATTTGCTTTAGGTTAATTATTAGGTTTACACTTCGAAGAAGGTGAAATTTTGGCTCGAAAAAAAATAAGAGTTCGAGGACATCGCTTCAGCGATGCTCCTGCAATGTACATGAAAAGGACTAAGTTCGACCGTTCCCATGTTTATAAGACAACTTTTAATTCAGGCAAGCTTATTCCTGTATTTATTGATGAGGTTTTGCCTGGCGATACTACTAGGATGTCTGTTAATTACTTTGCTCGGCTGGCTACTCCTATTAAGCCTATCATGGATAATATTTATCTGGACTGGTTTTTCTTTTTTGTACCAAATCGTCTTGTTTGGGAACACTGGCAGAATTTCTGTTTTGAGCAGGAAGACCCTGATGACACTACTGATTATGTCATCCCTACTGTTGCTGCTGCTGGTAACTCTGATAATGCTTATGTAGGCTCTCTTTGGGACTATTTCGGCTTGCCCGTGAACACGTCTGGTAATTTATCTGGTATTAGTGCTCTTCCATTTCGTGGCGTTTATCTTATTTACAACGAATGGTTTAGGGACGAAAATCTTCAGAAATCCGTCAAGATTCAGAAAGGCGATAAAAACGAAGTTCTGAACTCTGACCGAGCTGCTGAACAGCCTTCTTGGGTTTTCACGTCAGGTACCGATATTGTTCCCGGCTTAGCCTGTCCGCCTCGCGGTAAGCGTCATGATTACTTTACTTCTGCTCTGCCTTGGACACAGAAAGGCCCTGGCGTTAATGTATCCCTTACTGGTAATGCTCCCGTTGTTGGTAATGGTCAGCGTCTTGGTTTAGCTCCTGATGACGCTGGTAGTTCAGCTGGCTATCTTTCAATGTCTCATAATGTTGGCGCGATGCTTCGTAATGAAGATGGTTCTGAATGGGGCACTTCACAAGTTGCTTTTGTTACTTCCGATCGTAGCAAATCAGGCTTGCTTGCTGATCTTTCTGATGTTTCCGCTATCACTATCAGCGGCCTTCGCACTGCTTTTCAGATGCAGAAATTCTATGAGCGCCTTGCTCGCGGTGGTAGCCGGTATACTGAAGTGCTTCGCTCTTTCTTCGGCGTTGTCTCTCCGGATGCTCGATTGCAGCGTCCTGAATTTTTAGGCTCTTTCACCAAGATGATTAACGTCAATCCAATAGCTCAGACTTCCGCAACCGACACCACCTCTCCTCAAGGCAATCTCTCTGCTTATGGTGTTACTGCTGCTAAGTTCCATGGTTTTACTAAGTCTTTTGTCGAACATGGTTATGTTTTCGGCTTTGTATGCGCTCGCGCTGATTTGACTTATCAACAAGGCATCAATAAGATGTGGCTTCGCTCTACGGTTTATGACTTCTATTGGCCCACATTCGCTCACCTTGGTGAACAGGCTATTGAGCTTCGTGAGATCTATGCTCAAGGTTCTGAAGCTGATACTACTGTTTTTGGCTATCAGGAACGCTATGCTGAATATCGCTATAAACCTTCGCAGATTACAGGCAAGTTCCGTAGCTCTGTAACTGGTGGTAGCCTTGACGTTTGGCACCTTTCACAGTTCTTTAAAAATGCCCCGACTCTCAACGAAGAGTTTATTACTGAAAATCCGCCTATCAATCGCATTGTTGCCGTTACTGATGAACCTGAATTCCTGCTTGATGTAGGTTTTCGCTATACTACTGTGCGTCCTATGCCTATGTTTGGCACACCTGGTCTTGTTGATCATTTCTAAAAGGAGCTGTTTTCATGTCTTGGCTTTCTAATACTTTAGGCAGCGTTGTTGGTTCTGTTTTTGGATCTTCAGTTCAGAATCATTATAATTCTGCTAATGCAGAACAAGCTAATAAGTGGAACGTTGAAAATTATCGTCATCGTTATCAGTGGGCCGCAGAAGATATGCGTCTAGCTGGACTTAATCCTGTTCTTGCTGCAACTAATGGTATAGGCGGTTCTATATCTGGAGCTTCAGCCGCTTCTGTAGGTATGAGTGATATTGGCTCTACTATGAACTCTGCTAAAGCCGCTAGTGCTGCTGAAAGACAGGCTAAGAATGCCGAGCATCTTGCAATATCTCAAATTGATAAAAATGTCGCAGAAGCCGATTCTGTGCGTCAGAGCACCCATGGTACAGTTCTTCAGAATGGTATTCTTGCAAATGATTTAAATCTTCGCGAGCAGACTTATGAAAAACGTCTTGGTTATGAGCTTGAAAAGATGAATTTGGAGCTTGAAAATCTTCGTCTTCAGGGTTCTTACCTTAGTTCTGGTGTTCTGAACAACATTGCTTCTGCTAATCGTGCTAATTCTGCCGCTGCTTTTGATAATATTCAAACTGAAATGGCAGGTATGGAACGTGATTTCTACAAAAATCTTGAAAGTCTTACAGGTGCTCCTAGATCTGTCGCTAGCGGTGTTGGTTCCACTGTCAAAAATGTTATAGGCTTCCTCGGAGGCCGTTATTTTGGAAGGAGATAACTTTTATGTCTAATAAAACTACTATGATTCTGACTTTTATTGTTACTGTTGTTGTTCCCTTTATTCAGGAAGTTGTGGATCTAATTGAAGCTCTTAAAGGTAAAGCTTCTTCGAACACTGTTACTGCTAAAAAGGTTGCTTCGGACTTTCAAGCCGATGTTGCGCAGCTTGTTGAGCCAGTTGCTAATAAGAATGATTCTAAAAAAACTAGCCGTTTTTTCGGTTCTTGGAGGGACGCTAAATGAGACGAAGACGCTTATCTAAACGAGGTTCTCGCCGTCTTTTCCGGCGTACCTCCAAATCTCGCCGTAGAAATTTTAAAAGAGTAGGACGAGGTGGATTTAGGATTTGACATTCTGACTTAATCCTGATACAATCGGTACAGGTGATTGATATGGTTTGTTATAATCCTATTCTTATGTACCCAGTTGAGGGAGCGATTACAAAATCTGGAAAACAACATTATAGTTTTTGCGGTAGCCTTGCCGCTCACCCCGAGCTTGCTGGCGATAGCCGTTTCATTCGTTGTTCTTGTAAACAATGCATCGGTTGTCGTCTCGAAAATAGTAGACAGTGGGCTGTCCGTGCTGTCCACGAAGCCCGTTCTTCGTCTTCTGCTTATTTCGTTACTTGCACTTTTGACGATTATCATTTGCCATTTGATAAAAGCTTAAGCAAGAAATTTCATCAGACTTTCATGAAAAATCTTCGTCGTGAGTATGGCAGTGGTATTCGCTTTCTCGGCTGTGGTGAATATGGTGAACTTCATGGTCGCCCCCATTATCATTACATCTTGTTTAATATTGATTTTGATGACAAAGTTTTTCGGTTCCGTACAGACGGTTATAATACTTATACTTCTTCTCGTTTTGCCAAAGTATGGAAATACGGTATGCATCTTATTGGTGAGTTTAGCTTTGATTCTGCTGCCTATGTCGCTCGCTATATAGTTAAAAAACAGACAGGTAAAAACGCTTCTTCTCACTATAAAGGTCGCATTCCTGAGTTCATGGTTGCTTCTAATCGGCCCGGCATAGGTGCTAAATGGCTCGAAGATCATGGCGAAGAATGCTATGCTGTTGATTATGTTGTTATCAATGGTAGAAAGATGCGTCCTCCTCGTTATTATGATAAGAAATTCAATGAAACGCATCCTCACTGGATGGAGTTTATTCGCAATAACCGCATTGAGAAGATGCTGCATAACTTGGAGAACAATACTTTTGAACGTTTGATGGATCGTTGTCGTGTTCAGGAAGGTAAGTATAAGCATTTTCTTGGCAGAAAACTTGACAAGGTATTGTGACTGTGTTATCATTAAGTCAGAAATGAGGTGATGCTTATTAGTGAGTTTAGAGCTGTTAGTAATTTCTGTTGTAAGCGTAGTATTCCTTTTCATTATTCTTTTCGTGGAAGTAAATATGCCACAGCCGCCTATTAACTTGTTTGCCTATGCTTTCTTATCTGCTTTAGCCGGCTTTGCCTTCTTCTGTCTTTCATTCCAGATAATCTTCTTTATTTCATGCTGTGCTTCCTCTGAAATCTTTGGCTCCGGATAATATGTATCTTTCCTCTTCTCAGGATTCGGATCGTTGTTTGACCTTGAGATGTTCATCTCTCTTGGAGCATCTATCATAAGCCGTCCGTTCTTTCCACTTCCACCGGCATAGACCACTCTGATGTTGTCTCCGATATTTACATATTCTCCTTCTTTTAGCGATAATTTAAGCATTCTGTATACCTCCGTGCATTTGATTTAAGCTATTTCCATGCTTATGCAAAATGTAACAATTCTCTAAGAAATGTTGCATTTTGGAGCATATGAATTTATAAAATAAGGGAATTTTCAAAAATATGAAAGTCGCAGCAAGCGATTATGTCCAATAAAGTGCAAATAAATTTTTAAAATTTAATGCCATAGTTATCCCTGATAGAAAGATGAATAATTGAATTATCCAAGTATGAACATGTATGAAGCGAAAAGTTGACAGGAATAGCTCAAAGTAAGAATGTCGACTCATTCCAAGTCTAATCATTATTTCATATCCTAATTCGATGGTTTTTTCACGTCCTTCTATATCACCTTCTAATTTATAACCAGCCAATTTCGATATAATATCTTTTTTATCCATCATAAAATTCCTCTCTTTCTAAAACTTTTTCTAATTTTCTAAGGCCTTGATAAATACGTGACTGTACAGTAGATACCCCCACGCCAGTAATTGTCGCAATATCTTTTACCTTTAAATCGTGATAATACCGTAGTATCACAACCTCTCGTTGTATTTCAGGAAGTAAATCAAGTGCTTTTTGAACCGTTTCTTTTCTCTCATCATGTAATATTTCATCAATCAATGAAGTGTCTAAATCAGTTGTAAAATTATCTGTGAGTTCTATTTGCTCAATATGTCTTTTTTTCAAATAATTATTGCAAGTATTGACAGCCATAGTGTATAGATAATTTTGAAATTTTCCTATGAATCGGTATCTAGGTAAACTTTCTACCAATTTTAAAAAAATATCCTGTGTTAAATCAGAAGCTATATCGCAGTCTCCATAACATCTGCGAACACAATAAAAATACACACTATCATAATATTTATGTACTAAAATATCCCATGCATCAGGATCTCCCATCTTAATTTTGTTTATTATCATCCAGTCTTGTATCATATCCATCACTTTTCTCTTAATTATTCTTCTCTATATATAAACAACTAACCTTAACAAATCATTTAAAAACACAAAAACTTTTTATATTTTTTTATATTTTTTTACAATATGATAAACTATTCTTCCCCTCATGAGCAAGGGATTAGGAGTTCCCTGTGGCGGTTAGTATGCAGTAGTTCGATTATCCTGTAAGCGTGAGTTTTCCAAACTTATCGGATTCTTGGTAGTTGCCTTAGTAGCCGTTGGTCTTGTATTCAATGCGTCCGGCGTAAAAGATGTATTGTTACAGTTATTCAATAAGATTATTGGAGCATAAAATTAGTATTGCTATTGTGCGGACATTTACATATAATAAAGATAGATGGAAATACTACTCACGAAAGGAGATGTTTTATATGGCTACAAAATCAGCAAATTTATATGCAAGGATTGAACCAGATGTCAAAGAAAAAGCAGAAAGTATCCTGTCTACACTTGGTATCCCTGCTTCCAGTGCTATCAATATGTTTTATAAACAGATTATCTTACAGAGAGGACTTCCGTTTGAAGTAAAAATACCATCTGCCAGACCTGTTGATATCAGCACATTATCAGAAGCAGAGTTCAATGAAGAATTGGAGAAAGGATATGCGGATATGCAGGCTGGACGGACAAAAAATGCGAAGAAAGCATTTGCTGACATTCGCAAGGATTATGGCTTATGATATATGAAGTAGAATTATCCGAACAGGCTGACAGTGATTTGAGAGGGATTTTTGAATATATTTCTTTTGAATTACAATCGCCGGAAAATGCAAGCGGACAGCTTGACCGTCTGGAAGAACAGATATTAAGTCTGGATACGATGCCGGAGCGTTATCGAAAATATGAAAAAGAACCGTGGAAAAGTCGTGGACTTCGTGTATTACCAGTAGACAATTATGTGGTACTTTATATTCCAGACAGCGATAAAAAAGTTGTAACAATACTTAGAGTAATGTATGCCGGACGGGACATAGACAATCAGTTAAATCTCCACACAAAGCAATAAAGGATATGATTTAAAGCAGCCTTTCATTTATGATCGACTGCTTTTTTCATATTCAAAATTAAAAAGAAAGGGCTGAATTACGATGGAAGAATGTAGCGTATTGATTGAAACGACCAAATCAGCAGAGGATAAAACCTCTCGCTGGTTTGATTTACCCATTGATTATGAGCTGTTCCGTGACCTGCTCGGCGTGGAAGCTGACAGCAAAGATTATCAGATTATGGATATGAAACTCCCTTTTGCTGGCGACATTGTAAGGACAACTTCTGTCAGACGATTAAACAAGCTGTACTTTGCTTACATGGAGTTACCGCCAGAAGTTCAACAGGCATACAATGACTTGATTTCCTATTGTGGCGGTGTTGAGGATTTATTACAGAAATCAGAAGAATTTCGGTTTTATCCAGAGTGTCACAGTATCATGGATGTTGCCCGTTACCGACTGGAACATAACATTGAGTTTTCTGCCCTCTCCGAAAAGGGAAAGAAATACTTTAATCTGGAAGCCTATGCACAGGAGCTGGAAGAAACAGGACGTTATGCTGTCAGTGAAAACGGTATGTTCAAACTCTGATAGACACCGAAAGGAAGTGACCGCTTATGATTGATGATATGCAAGTCTATATAGCCAATCTTGGCAAGTACAATGAGGGAGAACTGGTCGGGGACTGGTTCTCTTTTCCGTTGGACGAAGAAGTGATTGCAGAACGTATCGGCTTAAATGCAGAGTACGAAGAATACGCAATCCACGATACGGACAAGGATTTGAAATATGTTTAAGAAGAAAGAAAAAACAGAGAAAGAACCTAAGAATAAGAAAATGCGTACCATGAAAGTCGGGACACATAAGAAATCTGTCCGGCTGTTGTGGGCGGTGCTTCGGGCAGGCGCCTTTTTTGGTGTTTAAAAAAATTTTACCGCCATTGACACCCACACGGTACATGAAAAAGAAATCATTCAGCTAAGGTTGAATGATACCAACGGTATTGAGAATTTCGTCAAGAACTTTGCGAAAGCCTATTAATCATGGGATACCAGCAAGGAAGCCATTGAAGCAAGGACAATGGAAATCAGTAAATACCTTACCAAAGAATTACAGGATTTGAACGCCGATACCATCAGAACGGACATACCAACCAGTGCGACCGTTACAAATGTGCTGGTCTGGAATGTAAAGCAGTCTGGAACGGACGATTTTACTGTTGCCTACGAAGTAGATCAGCAGGTAAAAGAGGGCGAACAGACACAGGCAGTCACAGAAAACTACACAGTAACCATTCATGTGGATAAGGACGGTGCAATGGTCATTACCCAGAATCCGACACTTGCTCCGGCAGTACAGAAATCAAAGTATGAACCGAAAGCACAGGAAGCCGATGTCAGTGTCAGCTCCGATACTGTCAAGGACGCTACCGCTTTCTTGGAAACATTCTTTAAACTCTATCCGACATCTACGGAAAAAGAACTTGCCTACTATGTCAAAGACGGTGTGCTTGCTCCTGTATCCGGCGATTATGTATTTTCAGAACTGGTAAATCCTGTCTTTACCAAAGATGGCGATAACCTCAAAGTCAATATATCTGTAAAATATCTGGATAATAAATCGAAAATGACGCAAATCTCACAGTATGAGTTTGTGTTACATAAGGACGATAACTGGAAGATTATATAAGTATAATCAAAAGAGGGAGCTATCAATGACAAAATGCTCCCTCTAAAAAATATGTATTTCTAGTAAGTTCTTTGATATAATTAAAAAAGCTAAAATATTTCTTACGGAGGGATTTATTTGTGTATACTATTCTTGTTTTGGAAGATGATGTGGAATTAAATCAAACAATCACTTATGCATTAAAAAAAGAGGGGTATCATATCTTTTCAGCCCATTCTTGTAAAGAAGCTGAAAAATTCACAGAAAATGAATCTTTTCATTTGACGATACTTGATGTCAATTTACCAGATGTAGAGACGGGGGTGGTCGGTAAATGGTTGAAAGCCAAAAAACAAGTCCCAGTTTTATTTGTTTCTGCAAGAGACTTAGAAGAAGATATTTTAAATGGATATGAATTAGGCGCAGACGATTATGTAACCAAACCATTTTCTATGAAGATTTTATTGAAAAAAGTGTATGTTATTTTAACCAGAAAGTCACAAGGAGCAAATATTTATGATGACGGATTTCTAAAAGTGAATTTTGAGCTTGGTACAGTTCGGCAAAAAGAAAATGAATGTTTACTATCTCCTACAGAATATCGTATTTTGAAAAAATTGATTGAGAATAAGGGAAAACTACTTACCTATTCAATTCTATTAGATTCCTTATGGGACGAGGGAGTACAAATAACGGACAAACATACGCTGGCTGTAAATATCAACAGATTACGTAAAAAGATTGAAACTGAAGAACACTCTTACATTTCAAATGTATATGGAATGGGGTACATATGGAAACAATGATTTTTATAATATTTTTTGCATTAGTGTTTATCGCCACTTTTATACTTTGGAAATATATTCATTTAAAGCATGATGTTTATGAATATACAGAAAAATTAGATATTGCTATAAACAAGATGTTGAAAAATGAGGAATTAAAAACAAGTTCCTACAAACAAGATGATTTATGGGGGAAAATCTATAATAGACTGGTTCGCTTATCACATCTGTATACTCACAAAAATTTAGAAATTTCAGAAGAAAAGAATAAACTGAAAGAATTGGTGTCTGATATTTCTCACCAGACGAAAACTCCCATTGCAAATATAAAACTTTATTTAGAAATGATGACAGATGAAACGGATTTTGACAGGAATCAAGAATATTTAAAAAAGATGAACGGTCAGGTTGATAAATTAGATTTTCTATTGCAAAGTATGGTAAAAATGTCCAGACTTGAAACAGGGACAATAAAAATTCAAAAACAAAAAACTCCTCTTGCTAACACTCTTGCTATGGCAATTAGTAATGTGATAATAAAGGCAGAGAAGAAAAATATTACAATTGATGTGCAATATGACGAACGATTAGAATTAAACCATGATAAAAAATGGACAGCAGAAGCAATTTTCAATATTTTAGATAATGCCGTGAAGTATACGAATGATGGTGGAAATATCCATATCGTTGTGTGCAAACAGGAGCTTTTTACGAAAATCAGTATTGAGGACACTGGAAAAGGTATTATTCCAGAACGGCAAGCAACTATTTTTACTCGCTTCTATCGTGAGCCAGAGGTACATGATAATGATGGAATTGGTATTGGACTATATTTAGCAAGGGAAATCATTATGCTACAAAATGGATATATCGAAGTTTACTCAAAAATTGGAAAAGGAAGTACCTTTATGATATATCTTCCGAATCGGGATTAGGAAAAATCACAGTTTTGTGATTTTTTCTTTTTGTGACTGGTTTGTGATTTTTCTATTTTATCATGTAATCATAAGGAGGACTTGACTATGAAAAATGTGATTGTCAAAACACAGGATTTAAAAAAATACTATAAAACAGGAAATCAGACCGTAAAAGCATTAGATGGTGTAGATTTTAAAGTTGCTGAACGAGAATTTGTTTCTATCATTGGAAAATCTGGAAGTGGTAAAAGTACACTTCTGCACATGATTGGTGGATTGGATACGCCTAGCAGTGGAACTGTTATCGTTGATGGAGTAAATCTTGAAACGTTAAATTCTGAACAGCTTGCTCTTTTCAGAAGAAGAAAAGTAGGATTTATTTTTCAACAATATAATTTAATACCAGACTTAAATGTATATGATAATATTATTTTCCCTCTTGAGTTAGATGGTGCACAAATTGATAAAGAGTTCATTCAAGAACTGCTCAATATATTAAATATCTCAAATAAACAGGAAATGCTCCCCTCAATGCTATCTGGTGGCGAACAACAGCGTGTAGCGATTATTCGAGCTTTAGCAACGAAACCTGCAATTATTCTTGCAGATGAACCAACAGGTAATCTCGATACTGCTACCAGCCATGATGTGATCGGATTGTTGAAAATGTTAAGCAGACAATATCAGCAAACATTGATTGTGATTACGCATGATACAGATATTGCACAAATGGCAGACAGAATTGTTCAGATTGAGGACGGGAAAATATCTAAAGGAAGTGGTTTCCATGTTAACGAATAATAATAAGATGATTATAAACAAACTGGCAAAAAACAGTGTAAAATCCAATAAAAAGCAATATGGAATATTGTTTTTCACAATAGTTTTATCTGCGTTTATGCTTTTTTGTGTATTTACAATCGGCTTGACTTATCTGGATTCAAGCAGATTACAAAATACACGATTAAATGGAGCTGAATATGATATTACGACTATGAATGGTTTTACATCAAAACAGGTTAAAAGTTTACAGAGCAACAAAAACATACAAAATGTAGGGATGGAATCCTATGCTGGATTTATTAAAAGGTCAAAGTTTGATAATACAGTTGAAATCGGTTTGTTATGGTGTGATGAAACGTTCTGGAATAATCTGATGTCTCCTGCAAGAACAAAATTAGATGGACACTATCCACAAAATAAGAATGAATTGATGGTTACAAAAGATATTCTAAAAGCATGTGGAAATGAAAATCTATCTGTCGGAGATAGTATTGTTTTAACTTACGAGAATAATACCGGTGTTCATACAGACAAATTTGTGATTAGTGGCATATGGGATGGATACGGAGACAAATCTGCCGGATTTGTGTCAAAAAATTTTTATAATGAGACAGGGTATGATTTAAAAAATGATGGAATCCTTTGCATAAAATTGAACCGTAATTACGTTTTACCAACTACAATACAGTCCTTAGAAAAATCATTGAATTTTTCAGACAGACAAATTTTTGCTCCAACAGACTACATCGAAAATTCTTTTAAACTGCTATTGGGCATATGCGGTCTGGCTCTTGTTATATGCCTAAGTGCATATCTTTTAATTTATAATATTTTGTATTTGTCCATTTCGGGGAAGATACGATATTATGGATTGCTTCAATCTCTGGGTATGACAAAGAAACAGCTTGTTCGTTTCATAACAAAACAAATGCTATTTATTGCAATAGCAGGAATATTTATTGGAAACCTGTTAGGTATTCTTTTATGCATAAAACTGGTTCCGTATATTCTTAGCGTATTGGGAATTTCCACTGGAAATATGGCGTTGCAATTCAATCCATTCATTTTAATTGTGAGTGTCGCTGTGACAGTTTTCTCTATTCTTCTTGGAATGAGAAAGCCTATTCAAATTGCAACAAAAGTTACCCCCGTAGAAGCTACAAAATATATAGAGTGTGTCTCTAATGGAAAAGGGTATAAAAAGAAAAAGGAAGCTTTCTTTTGGAGAATGGCATTTGAACAGTTTAAAAAAGACAAAAAGAAAACAGTTGTTGTGTTGCTATCGCTGGCAATAAGTTTATCTGTATTTTATTGTCTTACAACGATTATAAGTAGTCAGGGAGAAAGAACAGTACTTCCTAATTATTGGAATGCTGATTTTGTTGTTCAAAACCAGACACAAACTACAGAGAATATCAATTCTCTAAAGCCAGCCATAGAGGATTCTTTTGTTGAAAAAATAGAAAAAATGGACGGTATGAAAGACATTCATCTTGTAGAGGGAGTACCAATTAGTTTCCCATATGTGTCAAAGGGGTTTTCTGATATGTGGATAACTAATTATATAGAAAGGACACCATATGTATCTTCAAAAGACGTGATAACCAATTATAAAACAAATCCGTCAAATTATTATGGCATGTTAATAGGCATTGATGAAGACCAATTTGATTATGTAAATCAATCGTTGAGTAGTCCTGTTGATAAACAAGATTTTCTCAATGGGAAAAGTTGTATTGTACAGTATGAAGGCTCTGAAATACCCAAAGAATATTTGAATCAAAAAGTCCCTTTCAGTTTTGATGGAAAGCAATATGAAATTACTGTTGAAGCTGTGTCCTATGAAACACAGTACAGCGGAAGAGATATTGGAGCTTCGTTGATTGTAAGTCAAAATTATTTAAAAAGTTTGACTTCTAAGCCGACAATATTAGACGTGTATATTTACTATAATCAGAAATATGATGAAGTTTTAGAAAAAAAGATTACCTCACTGATAAATAATAGTCCATATAGTAATGACTTATATGTTGAATCTCAATATGAGAATATGAAAACAATTCAAGAAGCACAGGGAAATATGATGGAGATAGGTACAATAATCGCTTTATTGCTTTTATTTGTTGGAGTTTTAAATTATGCAAATACAATCGCAAGTGGTATACAAAATCGTAGATTGATTTTTTCTGTTATGGAAAGCATTGGAATGTCCAGAAAACAGATAAATCAACTTTTGATTCGAGAGGGTATTTTATATGCTATTTTCTCTATATTTGTAACTTTAACGATTGGTTCTGCTATCACTTATGTTTGCTTCCAATCCATGAATTATATGAGGATTCCGTTTAAAGTGCCAGTAATTCCGTTAATCAGTTCGATTATTTTAGTTGTGCTGATATGTACGCTAGCACCACTTTTATCCTATAAAAAACTCGTAGGAAATCACTCTATTGTGGAACGGTTAAGAAATTGTGAATAAAATTTGAAAAGGCACAGTAACTTGTTATTTATAAATGAAGATTTATTTGCTACTGCGAAGCTGATCAACAAATAAGCAGTGAGAAATCTAAACAGAAAAACAGAGAGAATAAGAGATAAATTACTGCTTATTCTCTCTACTGTGCAAGACACCATCAATCGTAGCTTGAATAATTTTTAATTCGTTATCAGTCAATAAATCAAGTGACGAATCTATCTGACGGCGAACTGTACTTTTCTCAGCTTTTTTTGATGGATAGAAATACTCGTCAACAGATATGTTGAACATGGTAAAACGTCTGACAGTATATGCAAAGAATTTACCGGAATTAAGGGAAAAGGAAAAGCAGATTGCAAAAGACTTGGAAGATAACATTTTAACTGATGGAGCAATCAAAAAACATACTCTTAATAAATTGTTTGAAAGATATATGTCCACTAGGGAGCTGAAAGAATCTACTAGAGCAAATTATCTGAAAACATGGGAGAATCGTGTCAAAGACGAAATTGGAAACATCAAGGTTGTTCAGATTTTACCATCACACATCAAATCGTTTTACTCAAAACTTTCTAAAGCAGGATATGCATATTCTACAATAAAATTTATTGAAAATATGATTTATCCGGCACTGGAAATGGCTGTTGATGATGATATTATCCGCAAGAATCCGGCAAAGTTTTCTATCAGTGATTATGGTAGACAGGCAGAAGAACGTATTGCCTTAACAGTTTTACAACAGGAAAAAATGCTGGAATTTGTGAAAAATAATCAAGTATATAACACCTACTATCCAATGCTCAGAATCATGTTAGGAACTGGTGTAAGGTGCGGAGAACTGATTGGATTGACTTGGGAAGATGTAGATGTCAGAACAAAAGCGGTAAGTATTGACCATCAGTTGATTTATAAAGATTTAGGAGATGGCTATAAATTCCATATTTCCACGCCAAAGACGGATTCTGGAATCCGAACTATCCCTATGACATCAGATGTACAAAGAGCATTTGAAGAACAAAAGAAATTAAACTTTATGCTTCAAAAAGGAAAAGATGTTGAGATAGACGGTTATAAAGGATTTATTTTCATGGCAAAGTCCGGCAGACCGCTCATGCCTAGTGCAATAAACAATATCTTATATAATATTGTAGACGCATATAACAAAAAAGAAGTTCAAATTGCAAAGACTGAACATAGAAATGCTGAATTGTTACCAACGGTATCCGCTCACATTATGCGACATACGGCTTGTACCAGAATGGCAGAAAAGAGGATAGACGTAAAAGTTCTTCAATATATTATGGGACACGCCCACATAGATGTAACAATGGACGTATATAACCATGTAAGTGAGATGTCCAGAATTGAGAGTGAAATCACAAGGCTGGAAAGCGTAGCAATTAGTTGACACCAAAAATAAAAAAATTGGTGTCAAAATGGTGTCAAATCAAGAAAAAGTGATGATTATAAGGAAGAAAAAGTGTTGCAAACTCCGTAAAAAATCAAGGTTTGCAAAAAAATCTCAAAAAATTAGCACTCACCTCTTGACAGCGCTAACAAACAGTGCTATAACATAGGCAAGAACAAAGGAAGGGAACCGAAAGAGAACGAAAGGTTCCTGAAACATCCCGGTTCCAAAGAAACAAGGTAAACAAGCATGAGAGGTCCACAGACCGTGGACGCAGAAAGAAAAGGAGAGATGACTTATGTTAATGCCTAGTATTTTTGGAGAGAATTTATTTGATGACTGGTTTGATGAGTTTCCATTTTATGATATGGATAAAGAAATGAATAATACCGAAAAGAAGCTTTACGGTAAGAAAGCCGGAAGGATTATGAAGACCGATATCAAAGAGCAGAAGGATGGATATGAGCTGATGATTGATCTTCCGGGATTTACCAAGGATGAGATCAAGGCTTCTGTTTCCGATGGATACCTGACCATCAGTGCTGCGAAAGGTCTCGACAAGGACGAGAAAGAAAAGGACAGCGGTCACTACATCCGCAAGGAACGTTATGCCGGTGCCTGCCAGAGAAGCTTTTATGTCGGTGAAGACATTGAGCAGGAGGATGGTGCTTTATTATCCATTGATTCTGTTAGTGGGTTCAAGGGAGATTCGGAAGACATGAAGACGACAGTTATCGCAAAGGGCGAATCTCTGATGAATTTGATAAGCACACTTTCATTTGTACTTGAAAGTAAGAGAATTAACCAAATAAAAATCAGTTTGCAGTATAGTGAACATGAAAATATTGAAGCAGTGCTAAATACGAAGCCCTCTCTTGATATTAAAGATAAGAAATATCTGGGAGCATTTCTCTGGGATGGCAACAATGACATAATTCTTACAAGGGCTAAATTGTATTTACTTATGTATTTGGATATAATTCCTAGATTATTGCAAGCCTATTATACAGAAAAAGATAATGATTTATGGAATAATGAGG